GGGAGACGGTGGTGAGCCACACTTTCCATAAACCGTAACATCCCAGACGTTAGGACGTGACATGGCGACCCGAGGACGGAAGTCCGGCGCGGCGCTCTCGGTGGTCGTCGGATCAATCGACGGGCGTCCCACTCCGCCGGCCGATCTGACGAAGTTCCAGGCCGATGTTTGGCAGCGGACGGTGGCCGCAGAGTCGCTGGATCAGTTCCGGTCGGCCGCGCTCCAGCAACTGCTGAAAGAGTACTGCCGGCACTGTGAGGCGGCGCACATCCTGGCCGAAGAGATCGAAAAGACGAAGCCGGAATGGCTGCGGACCGACGATGGTCTGAAGCGATACGACAAGCTGCTGATCATGCGCGACCGTGAAACGAAGGCGATGGGCGACAAGGCGACTAAGTTGCGCCTGACGAACCAGTCTCGCTACACGCCGCAAGCCGCAGCGACTGCGGCGAAGAATACCGGCGGTTCCGCGAAGCCGTGGGAAATGACGGGTTGAACCGCGCCGAGCGCAATATCGCTTGGGTTGAGCGGTACTGCAGGGTTCCAGAAGGCCGGCTGGTAGGCCAGCCGGTTGTGCTGCGCGAGTGGCAGAAGGACATCCTCCGCCGGATCTACGGAAGCCCGACCCGTCGCGCCATCGTCAGCTTCGGCCGGAAGAACGGAAAGACGGCGCTCGCGTCGTTCCTGCTGCTGCTCCACCTATGCGGCCCGGAGGCTCGGCCGAACTCTCAACTCTATTCGGCGGCGCAGTCTCGGGAGCAGGCCTCGGTATTGTTCGCCCTAGCGGCAAAGACCGTGCGGATGTCGCCCGACCTGAACGCCGTTGTGGTGATCCGGGACACCGCCAAGCAACTATTCTGCGCCGATCTGGGCTCGCTGTATCGGGCGCTGTCGGCGGAGGCCTCGACCGCCTACGGACTTTCGCCGGTCTTCATCGTTCACGATGAGCTGGGCCAGGTGCGCGGCCCGCGGTCGGAACTCTACGAGGCGTTGGAAACAGCGTGTGCGGCTCAAGAGGAACCGCTTTCAATCGTGATCTCGACGCAGGCGCCCACGGAGGCGGACCTGCTGTCGGTCCTGATAGACGACGCGGAGAAAGCTCGCGACCCGAAGGTGAAGCTGGCGCTCTATACGAGCGACCCAGACGCCGACCCATTCGACGTCGAGACGATCAAGCAGGCCAACCCGGCCTTCGGAGATTTTCAGCAGGCCGACGAAGTTCTGGCCATGGCGGCCGACGCCAAGGCGATGCCGAGCCGCGAGAACGAATACCGCAACCTGATCCTGAATCAACGGGTGGATGTCAGCACCCCGGCAATCAGCCGGAGCCTGTGGGAGGCCAATGCCGGCGACCCACTGGAGGACTGGGGAAATGCCCCGGTCTATGCGGGGCTCGATCTTTCCGCGACCTCCGATTTGACCGCCTATGTCAAGATGGCGTGGGTCGATGGAAAGTGGCGGGTCAAGCCGACCTTCTGGCTTCCGGGCGCGAACATCGCGGAGAAGTCACGCGCCGACCGCGTTCAATACGATGTCTGGGCTGGCCAAGGGCTGCTCCAGACAACGCCCGGCAAGGCCATCGAATATGAGTGGGTGGCGTTCCGGCTGGTCGAAGAGATCAGGGGCGGGAACATTGCCAAGATCGGCTTTGACGAGTGGAACTGGAAGTTCCTCCGGCCATGGCTGATCAAGGCCGGGCTCACTGAGGACGAGGTCGATGCGATCTTCGTTCCAGTCCGGCAGGGCTACAAGACAATGTCTCCGGCGTTCCGGGATCTAGAAACGGCGTTGCTCAGCGAAAAGCTGGCCCACGGCGGCCACCCGGTTCTGACCATGTGCGCCGCTAATGCGGTGCTGACTACCGATCCGGCGGGAAACCGGAAGCTCGACAAATCGAGAGCGGCGGGCCGGATCGACGGTCTTGTGGCTCTTGTGGATGCGTTCGCGGTGGCTCCTTCGGAAGCCGACATCGTGCCGTCCTCGCCCTGGGACGATCCAACCTATAGCCTGATGGGGGCCGCATGAAGCTGTTCGGCCTGAACATCGGAAAGACAGAGAACCGAGCCTCGCCGGAGGACCCTCGCGTCCCGGTGAGCGCGGCCAACTTCCTGCAGTTCTTCAACGTCCAGCCAGGCGGGCTTCCTGCCGTGACGCTGGATTCCGCCTTGACGGTGCCGGCAGTCTCGGCCTCGGTGTCGTTTCTCTCGCGGTCGCTGGCGAACCTTCCGCTTCACGCCTATCGGGACGCAGGCGAGGCCGGCTCGGTTCGGACCGGCGGCAAGCTGCAGCGGGTTCTGAACGAGGCCCCGAACACCGAATGGACCTCGTTCGGGATGCGCCAGTATTTCTGGCAGCAGGTGTTCACGGGCGGCCGCGGCTTGGCGTGGATTGAGCGCATCGGCCCGAACGTGGACGCGATCTGGCCCATCGACTCGACCCGAGCGACGGTCAAGCGGGTGAACGGCCGCAAGATTTACACGTTCGAGAATCGGGAATACCCGGCCGCCGACGTGATCGACGTGCCGTTCATGCTCAAGTCTGACCAGCTGGCGGCTCACTCGCCGCTGGTGATGGGTGCGAAAGCCATAGGCCTCGCCATCGCTATGGGCGACTATGCGTCCGGCTTCTTCGCTGGTGGCGGTGTTCCGCCGCTGGCGCTGACCGGCCCGATGCCGGCGGGACCCGAAGCGGTCAAGCGCGCGCAGGCCGACATCAAGCGATCGATCGACGCGGCCAAGGGCGGCGGCGAGGCGATCTTCCCGATCCCGGCCGGGTATGAGCTGAAGCCGGTCGGCTTCGACCCGGCCAAGGGCCAGATGACAGAGGCGCGGCGGCTCCAGATCGAGGAGATCGCGCGGCTGTTCAACCTTCCGCCCGTGTTCGTCCAGGATCTGACGCACGGCACGTTCTCCAACACCGAGCAGCAAGACCTCCACCTTGTGAAGCACCTGATCGCACAATGGGCGAAGGCGCTGGAGGAGGAGTTGAACCTCAAGCTGTTCGGGGCCGCCAATAACCGGCGCTACGTCGAACACTCCCTCGACGCCATGATGCGCGGCGACTTCGCGACCCGTATGGCCGGCATGGCCCAGGGCATCCAGACGGCGATCCTGACGCCGAACGAAGCCCGCACCCTCGACAACCGGCCGGCGCTGCCGAACGGCGACGACCTCTATATTCAAGGGGCGACCGTTCGCCTCGGCAGTCAGCAGGACGGAGCGACACCGCCCGCCGATAATGGAGGGTCCATTGACCCAAGTGCGTGAGGCCGAGACCCGTTCGGTCAGCCTTCCCGTCGAGCAGCGGTCGGACACCATCGTCGGCTATGCCGCGGTCTTTGGTGGCGAGGCTGACATCGGCGGATCGTTCCGCGAGGTCATCGTGCCGGGTGCCTTTGCCGAAACGCTGAAGACGGCAGACGTGCGGGCGTATTTCGACCACGACCGGGGCCGGGTTCTGGGCCGGTCCAAGGCCGGCACGCTGCGCCTGAAAGAAGATGCCAAGGGCCTGGCGGTCGAGATCGACCTGCCGGACACCTCTGACGGCCGCGACGTGCGCGCCCTGCTGGAGCGCGGGGACATCGACGGCATGAGCTTCGGTTTCGTCGTCACGCACGACGAATGGGACGAAACTCAAGACCCGCCGATGCGGACGATCCACGCGGTTTCACTGCGCGAGGTCTCGGTGGTTTCCGAGCCGGCCTATGGTGACACCTCGATCGCGCTGCGCGCGCTGGACGCCAAGCGCGAGATGACGAAGGCCGAGCGCGCCGAACACAACCGCATCAAGGCGGAGGCCCGCATTGCGGAGCGCAAGGCCGCCGCTGAACAGAAGTTCCGCCGTCTAGGCTGACACCATTCCCCGTCCCCCAAGGGACGGAGCCCATCATCCGCCCTTGGGAAAGGCATCGAGGCTCGCCATCCCGGCGGGCCTTTTTGCTGGAAAGGCAACCCCTATGTCGATCACCGACCTGAACGAAAAGCGTGGCCGTCTGGTCACCCAGGCCCGCGAGGCCCTGGAAGAGATTAAGACCAACACCGACGAAAGCCGCGCCGCTGAACTGAACCAGCGCCACGATGCGATCATGTCGGACTTCGACAAGATCGAAGGCCAGATCGAGCGTGAAGCCCGCGTGTCGGCCGCTGAAGCCCGCGCCGAAGAGGCCCGCGCCAAGCTGCGCCCGATCCCCGGCGACGGTGCTGCCCGCGCCGCCGACCAAGGCAAGGCCCCGGAATATCGGGACGCCTTCTATGCCATGCTGCGCGCTGGCGGAAACGTGTCGGACCTGTCCGGCGAAGAGCGCGCCGCCCTGAAGGCTGGGGTCCAGCACGACGCCGAATTCCGCGCCCAGACGGTCGGCACCAACTCGGCCGGCGGCTTCGTCGTTCCCGTCACCCTGGCCGACATCATCGTCAAGTCGATGGCCGCTTGGGGTCCGATGTATGACGACGACATCTGCACGACCATCAACACCTCGACCGGCGAGCAGATCAACATCCCGACCGTCAACGACGTGTCCACGGCGGTCGCCAAGACCACGGAAGGCTCCGCGCTGACCGACGACGGCGGCGTGGATGTCACCTTCGCCCAGAAGAACCTGAACGCCTACCTGTTCGACACCGAGTTCGTCCGCTGGTCGCTCGCCCTGTCGCAGGACTCCATCTTCAACATGGAGGCGCTTCTCGGCGAACTGCTGGGTGAGCGTCTGGGCCGTCGCGCCAACACCGAACTGACGACCGGCGACGGCACGGGCGATCCCAACGGCATCGTGACCGCCTCGACCCTCGGCAAGACCGCCGCTGCTGACGGTGCGATCACCGCTGACGAACTGATCGACCTGCAGCACTCGGTCGATCCGGCCTATCGCCAGTCGCCCAAGGCCCGTTTCATGTTCAACGACTCGACGCTGGCGGCCATCCGCAAGCTGAAGGGCGGCGACGGCCAGTACATCTGGCAGATGGGCGACATCCGGACGAGCGTCCCCGGCACCCTGCTTGGCTCGCCCTACTCGGTCAACCAGGCCGTGGCCTCGCTCGGCACCGGCAACAAGCCGGTCATCTTCGGTGACTTCGGCAAATATTACGTCCGCAAGGTGGGCTCGCCCATCATCGGCGTGATGCGCGAGCGTTTCTGGCCGGATCTGGGCATCGCCGGCCTGATCCGCTTCGACGGCGAACTCGGCGACACCGCCGCCGTCAAGCACCTGATCAACGCCTGATCCCTCTAGGGGCGGTCCATACCGGGCCGCCCCGCCCTCTTTTGGAGATAGGCGATGTCCTACAATCAGATCGGCTACCGGAACGCGGACGGCGTCCTCGTCACCCAGGGCCAAACTGCGGTCACGCAGGCGACCAGCATCACCACGGGCGTCACCTGTTCGGCCTATTCCGGCGTCATCACGACCGTGTCTCAAACTGTCGCGGCCGGCGCGGAGGCGGAGTTCACCGTCACCAACACCAACGTAGCCGCGACCGATGTGGTCGTGGCCTGCATCAAGACGCACACCTCGGCCGGCGACTTCATCGTCGGCGTGTCGGCGGTGGCTGCGGGCTCGTTCAAGCTGCGGCTGACGAACCTCCACGCCTCGACGGCCGGCAACAACGTCCTGGTCATCAACTTCATCGTGCTGAAGGCTTCGGCCTGATGCTGGTTCGGATGGTGGTCGGGCTTTCGGGTCCGGCCGCCAGCTTCTCCCCAGGCGATGAGGCGGAGTTCCCGCAGGCCGAGGCACTGCGCCTGGTCGAGGCCGGCTATGCCGTGCCGGTGGCCGAGGCCAAGATCGAGCGCGCTGTGAAGCCGACCCGCAAGGTGGAGAAGCGATAATGTGGCGTCCCGTCGTTGTCACCACTGCGCCGGCCGCCGAACCGCTGACCACGGCGGACGCTAAGGCTCAGGTGCGGGTTGACCACTCCGATGACGACACACTGATCGCCTCCTATGTCGCGGCTGCCCGAGCCCATGTTGAGGCCCGCACGGGGACGCGGCTTTATACCCAGACGGTCAGCTTCAAGACCGGCAGCTGGGACGATTTCGCCAGCCTGCCCATCTGCCCGATCCAATCGATTTCCAGCGTGGCCTACACCGACACGGCGGGTGATGTGATCACGTTGCCGACGACGGTCTATGAGACGCGGCTGGAACTGCTGGAGCCGTCCATCGTCCTGAAGTTCGGGCAGACCTGGCCCACCATCCGCGAGGGCTCGCTGATTACGGTGACGGCGGTGGTCGGCTACGGCGTGGCCAATACGCAGCCGGTCGAAGTCATGCAGGCCATCAGGCTGCTTGTCGGTGACTGGTACGATCACCGCGCCACGGTCGGAAGCTCGCCCAAGGTGGCGGTTCCGATGGCGGCCGCGGTGGACGCCCTTCTGGCCAACCACACGAAGCACCTGATCTGATGGACGCCGGCAAGCTCGACCGGAAGATCGTCCTGCAGCGGTTCACCTCAACGCTCGACGATTTTAACGAGCCGGTAAGGTCGTGGTCCACGCTGGCGACCCGCTCGGCCTCCTATGAGCCGATCAGCGACGGCGAGCGGTTCCGGGCTGGCGAGACGGCGGCGACCGCCTCGGCGCGGTTCCAGATCCGCTATTCGACAGCCGTGGCCGACCTGAACCCTAAAGATCGCCTGACCTTCGACGGCGACACTTGGCAGATTCTCCACGTCAAGGAGATCGGCCGGCGCGAGGGGATCGAGATCAGCGCGACTGTCCGGGCCGATGGCTAAGGGCGTCACGGTCTCGGTTGAGGGCTTGCGCGAAGTTGACGCTGCCCTCGGTGACCTTGGCAAGGCAACGGGGCGAAACGTCCTGCGGCGGGTGGCTGTGAGCCGCCTTCAGCCCATGGCGGAGGAAGCCCGGAGGCTGGCGCCGGACGACCCGAACACAGGCGGCAACGACCTCAAGACCAGCATCGCCGTCTCGACGCAGCTCGGCAAACGGCAGCGCAAGATCAACAGGCGCGGCAAGAGTGAAGCCGAAGCCCACATGGGTCCCGCCGGCCCTGGCGGAAACGTCCCGCCGCAGGGCATCCAGCAAGAGTTCGGAAACCAGAACCACGGCCCGCAGCCGTTCATGCGGCCGAGTTGGGACGGCGGCAAGGACGCGCTGCTGGAAGGCATCAAGGACGATCTCTGGGCTGAGATCGAAAGGGCCGCCGCGAGGCAGGCGAAGAAGGCCGCAAGGCTGGCGAGAGGGTAGCAGATGGAAGCCGCCCTGATCGCCAAGCTGCTGGCCACGGCTGGCATCACCGCGCTGGTCTCGACCCGCATCAACTGGAGCCGCCGCCCGCAAGGCGCCGCGCTTCCCGCCATTGTCCTGCAACGCATTTCGGGGACGCCTGACGTTCACCACGCCGGGGCGTCGGGCCTCGTTGTGAGCCGCGTCCAGGTTGATTGCTGGGCTGCGTCCTACGGCGCGGCCAAGGGCGTAGCACGGGCCGTTGAGACCGCCATAACGGCGCAAACCTTCACCCAAGGCGCAGTCCGCTTTGACGTGATCCTGATCGACTCCGAGCGAGACGATTCTACCGACGAGACCACCCCTCTTTTCCGAACCTCCCTGGACCTGATGGTCCATCACGCCTCAGCCTCTTAAAGGAGAGCCCCATGGCCGCTTCCGCCTCCGTCAACGGGTTCGGGACGACGTTCTCGTATGAGTCCGCCGCCGACACCTACACCGCCCTCGCCGAGGTTCTTTCGGTCACCCCGCCCTCGATCTCGGTCGAGACCGTCGATGCGACCCACATGGGATCGGACGACGGCTTCCGCGAGTTCATCGCCAGCCTGAAGGACGGCGGCGAATGCACCGTGAACATGAACTACGTCGAGACCTCGGCCACGCTGCTGCAGACGCTGGTCCTGGCCGGCGTGGAGCGGTTCAAGATCGTGTTCCCCGGTTCCTCCACCTTCATCTTCTCGGGCATCCCCACTGCCTTCGCGTTCGACGACCTTGTGATCGACGACAAGGTCGCCATGAGCCTGACGATCAAGGTCACCGGCAAGCCCGTCTACCTGGCGGTCTAAGTCGTGGGCGTGAATCGCGCGAAGGGCGAGGCCGGGTTCGACGTTAAGGGCCAGACGTATGTGCTGGTCTTCAACGTCAACGCCATGTGCGAGGTCGAATACATCCTCGACATGGCGACCGACCGGATCCTGCAGGCCCTTGTGGTATCCCCGCCGCTTCATGTGGTCCGGGCGCTGCTCTGGGGCGGGCTGCGCCAGCATCACCCCGAGATCGACCTGATTGGGGCGGGTGATCTGATCGAGCGTTCCGGCGGCCCTGGCCCCGCGCTCGAAAAGATCGGACAGGCGCTGATCTCTGCCTTCCCGGAGGCGGACGAAACCGCGCGCCCTCGGAAGGGGGCGGAGGCTGGGACTGGCCTTCGCTCCTGAAAGCATGGGTAGCCGCAGAACAGCCCGCGGCTGATTTCTGGGTCTCAACGCCTCGCGTGATCAGCGTCGTCCTCTGCGGAGTGGCGGAGCGGTTGGAGCGAGAACAGCACGGCCGGGCATGGCTGGCCTGGCACACCGCGGCCCTTCCCCGACTAAAACAATTCCCGACGCTTGAGAGCCTGATGGGCATCAAGCGCAAGGCCCAACGCCAGACCGCGTCCGAGATGGAGGCGATCTTCAAGGCGTGGGCGGCAAGAGGATAACCGCACATGGCAGGCAACGCGGTCGTCGGCGCACTCCGGGTCACCCTCGGGCTGGACTCGGCCCAGTTCACCTCGGGCATGAAGAGCGCCCAGACCGGGCTGCAACGGTTCGCCAGCATTGCCAAGACGGGCGCGCTGGCGATTGCCGGAGCAATGGCTGCGGCGGGCGGGGCGATCGCGACAGCTATGGCGGGGGTCATTACCCGCGCTGGAGATATGTACGAACTATCTCAGGCGCTCGGCCTCACTGTCGAGGACCTGAGCCGCATGGCCTATGCGGCAGAACTGTCTGGGCTTGATATTGAAGGCCTAGAAAAGGCCATCAAGAAACTCTCGGTTTCGCTTTTTGATGCCAGCCAATCCGCGACTGGGCCGGCCGCTAACGCGTTTCGTATGCTCGGAATTTCCGCTGTAGACGCGGAAGGCAACGTGCGGCCCGTCATCGATGTCATGGGCGACCTGGCCGACCGATTCTCGAAGATGCCGGGCGGTGCCGAAAAAACCGCGCTGGCTATCCGCGTCTTCGGCAAGGCCGGGGCCGACATGATCCCGATGCTAAATGAAGGCCGAGACGGCCTTCAGGAAATGTACGACGAAGCCCAGCGGCTTGGCATCGTTCTGGACACCGAGACCGCAGCGTCCGCAGAGGCTCTCGGAGATGAACTCACCCGGCTGAACGCGGCTAAAGACGGGGTGATCACGAAGATCACCACGGGGATGCTTCCGGCGCTGCGTAGTCTGGCGGGGGCACTCATAAAGACCTCGCAAGACAGCCGCACGATGGCCGTTATTGGCCAGGCTCTCGGCTGGACGCTCCGCGCGCTCGTAACGGTTGCCGTTCTGGTGGGCGCGGCCTTCATCGGCGTGGCGCGGGACATCGGAACGGCCGCCGTCGCGGCTTACAAGTGGGTCCAGCAAGATTTCGCCGGGGCTGCGGTTTCTGCAGCGCGTGGCTTCGGTGAGACGCAAGCATATCTCAAGGGGGTGGAGCAGTTCGTCGCCGATCTGT